GTCTTCGGACCAGCACGAATCGGCCTCGCCGTGGTGCCAGCCTTTGCAGAAATCACAGTAGCCGATTCCAAGCGCCATGCGTTCGCGCCATTCCCGGTCCCGCGTCAGGATTCGCGCCTGCAACGCCGCGGCCTCCGCGTCGGTTAATGCGTCAAGCTCCCGCGCTGCCGCGAGCGCGTCTCGCTCCGAGAGGTGCGTCCAGTCTGCCCACCCGACGGGCGACGGCTCTTGACGGCCTGCAATTTGTACGGTCATCGCATACTCGCGTTTTGAAGGCGCGACGGGACGTGTGATTGCGGCGCGTTCTTGCGCGCCGTCGCGCGGTGCTGCGCTGGCCGCGTCTGCATTGGTCCGGGTTTCCCGCCGCCGCCAGGTTGAACCTTCGACGCCCGCTTGGCCGCCGCCCCGATGGCCGCGTTCGCCGCTTCCTGCTTCTCCATGCGCGGGAGTTGCGTTCTCCATCCCTCGATGCGGAACTTCTGCATCCACCAGCGCCGGTCGATGAGCTTCTTGTCCAGCATACTCATCCACTTGTTCCAGGTCCCCGCGGGTGACGTGGAGAGCGATGAAATGGGGTGGACGCCGAACTCGACTGCGCCCTGCAAGTCGGCCTTGGTGTACTGGCGGAACTTCGTTTCGACCGCGCCTGCGGGTTGCACCACGGGGGCCGCGGCTTCGCCGTCCGGGGAAATCGCAGGCGCAGGCTGATCCACCGTCTCGCGCAACGGGCGTTGGCCGTTGTCGAACTGCTGAATGAGTTGAATCCGTAGCTTCCCGATCCGGGTGATGCCCGTTTCGAGGTTTCGCACCTTGAGACGAATGGGGGCCGCTCCGCTTTCTTGGAGTTGATCCATCGTCGCAAACGCCGTGTTCGCCGCGGGCGCTGCGCCCGTGACGGCATCGTTCACCCCGGACACTTCGCCCATCGCCTTTTGCAACAGCGCGAACAGTTGCAAGAACTCACCTGGAATCTCCGGCTTGGGCAGCGGCTTGATCGCGTCCATTTCGTCCATCGGGATGATGTAGCCCGGCTTGTTCTTGATCGACGCAGCGTTCACGCCTGCGCCTTTCTTGAGCATGTAGGACGGGTTCCCGACTTTCTTGAGGATATTGTAGACCTCGGTCAGGACGTGGTTGGACGCCAGCGCAGCGTCCTTGAGCGCGATGGTTTCACCCTGACCCCAGAACGAGCCGATATCGTAGTCTTTCCACATCGCCCACGGGAAGCCATCGGTTTGGAACGGTGCGGGAATGTCGCGCAGCAACACTCGCCCGCCCGCAATGAGCACCAGGCGGCCGTTGGGGAACTTCAAGCGCCAGGCGGATTCCATGACGGGCTCCATCTTCGGTTTCATAACCGGAGAGAGGAACGGGGCTCCGTCGATCTCGCTGATCGCTACGCGCTGCCCAACGGTCTGCAAGTCGTACTCGCCGTTCGCCTTGACCGCAGGCGCGAACTCCGGTTTGCCGTCTTTGTACTTCTGCTTCTTGTACTCTTCGAGTGAGTCGTCGCGCAGCCAGTATTCACCGACCTCAACGGTGTCCCAGTCGCCTTCCTGGAACGCGCCGTGTGGAGAGCTGTACTGCGGTGAGGTGATGTTCCCGTTGATACTTTGGGCTGAGACGATGCGCGAGCGGTTGGCGTCGTCGCCTTCGCGGATGAAGTCGCGGTCCTGGCGGTCGTGGAAGTCACCCGTAGCGATTCCACGCACTTTGTCGCACGCCGCGGCCTTGGTCGGGAAGTTGCGCCGAATCCAACCCATCGTCATGTCTTCGACGTGAATGAGGTATTCGGCGTCCTCGATGCAGGTCGCCGTCCGGTTGGTGAAGACCTTGTAGGGCGCCACGGGAATCGCAACGTGCTTCCCGCGCCCGCCGTCCGCGTACGGGTCGTACACGACTTTCATAAAGCCGGTGCCCCAAATGAGGCCGTACAGAACGAACGTCGCGAGCTTCTGCTGCATGTCGTTCTCGTCCCAATCGCGATCCACGAGTTTCCGCAGCAAGTCGGCCGCATCTTCGGAGCCTTTGACCAACGGCTCGACGTTGACGCGCGGCTTGTTGTCCGTCATCACCGCTTGCATGAACGTGATGAAGGCGCGAATCTTGTTGATCGTGATCTTCGGACGCCAGCCGGGCCAATTCTTCTCCCACACGTTGCCGATGTAGAGGTCCCAGGCTTTGTCGAACGGTTGGACTTCACGGGCTTTCTGCGCGTCGGAGTACAGGTGCGCGCAGTAGCTCAGAATCTTGAAGCGCTCTTGCTCGTCCGGCGTGAGGTCCGAGAAGTCTTCGTCTTGGTCGTCGTTGCGCTGGCTGGCTTCGTACTCGCGCTGCTGCTGACGGGCTTGCCAGGTTTCGTACGGGATGAGCCCGGAGTGCTCGCCCATCGCGCTCTGAAGTTCTTTTCCGACGACAGGCACCTACTTGCCCCCGAGCGGGCGGTAGGTCTTGCCTTCAAACGGCGTCATTCCTTGGCGCTTGGCTCGCTCGGAGCGGGCGTGGTTCGAGGACACCTCCGCGTTGGTCAGAGGACGGTACGACAGCATCGGCTTGCCGTCCGGGCGAACGCCGATCTGCTCCTCGACCCCGCGAAGCCCGAGATTGAAGCCCGCGGTGCCGTCCGCGATCCGGCGCGGGTCGGCCGAGTCCTCACCAGCCGAGTCGATGCGCGCCGAAGGAACCGAGCGCGGGGAGAAGTGTTGGGGGGCTTCTAGGCCGCACGACGGGCAATGAAGCGGGCCCGCTCCGCAGCGTGCGTACACCTCGGCGATGCCGCAAAGCTCACAGTTTACGTCGTACCGCGCCACCCTCTCATACTCGCACGGACCCGCTCCCCGCCCGTCAGGGGGCACGCGAAGACCCGTTCTGGCCGCGCTTTTCATGGCGCCTACGGATTCGGTCGATATACACCCACCCCGGCTGGCCCTGCATTTCGTAGTTGTGGCGTGAACTCGCCCGCAGCCGCCATCCCACCCTTCCGCCCGGACTGTTCCGCCAGGACCGCTCTAGGGCGCGGGCAACAGCGAACCCTATCTCGCGCCGAAGCTCGCGCGGCAACCGCCTTTTGCCGTGAGAGCCCCAGCCCCCAGCCATTACCACGCTCCCCACGCGGCCTCCATCCCCTCGTCGTCGAGGTCGCGCAGCGTCACGCTCGGCAGCCCGGCAACCTCGGACGCCCACGGGTCGAACGACTCGTCCTCACCGAAGGCGTAGTCCTCGACCCCCGCCTCGGACGTGTCGGTGCCCGGGACCGTGGCCGAGCGAATGCTCATCATCGCGCACAGGATCGCGAACGCCACCACTAAGTCGTCATGCCGTCCAGCCGCGCCGCCGTACTCCTCCTCGTAGCCCTTGACCCCCGAGCGGAAGGACGCCATTTCACGGACCAACTCCACGTCGGGAACGTCGATCATGTCGGATTCCACCCGCTTGGTCATCCGCCCGACCGCCATCGGTTTGGTCTTGAAGTCCGACTGCCAGCCGATGTGCTTGCCCGCAGGCATCCCGCGCACGCCCGGAGTCTGATAGCGATAGAGGTGCGGGTACAGGTTCTTCTTGTCGATGTAGGTGCAGGTGTCGGTTCCCGGCCCCGTCCACTCCGGTATCAGTTCGGGCATGACTACCGAGTCGCCGACGTAGCCTTGAAGCCCCCAGCACAACGCGGCGAGCAGTTCGCCGAACAGGGTCGTGTTGATGTGCCAGCGCCCGGTCATAATCACTTCGTCCCGGTTCAGTTCGTTCAAGACGCCGACCACGACGGTTGACCAGTCGCCGTCTTTGGTTTCCGGGTTTCCGCGCCCAACGTCAGCAGCCACGAAGAGGCGTTCGCCCGCGTTAGGCCAGCGCCACACCTTGAGGTTGCGGTAGGTGCCCTCGTTGACGTGCGAGCCGAAGTTCTGCTCGCGGGCTTGCTCGCGGTTCAGGAAACGCGGAGCGCGCACGACTTCGTGCGTTGACGCTCGCAAGTTCTTTTCGTCCGACTCGCCCCAGTAAATATCGCCTTCCCAAATGGGGGGCGTCACGTTGGCGCGTAAGCGCTTGATCGTCTTGCGCGTGAACACGGACTTGCCCGTAGAGAGGAAGCACGTCTCCAAGTCCGAGGGGAACTCTTGGTCGAACAGGTCCTCGTTACCACTGAACGCCGGTCCTGCGAGCATCATGCGGCGCCACTGAAGTTGCTCTAACTCGATGTGTGGAAAGGTTTTGAGCAGGTCTTTCTCGCTCTGTGTCAGCGTTCGCGCCCATGCGGACCTTTTCTCCGGGCTGCTGAACGGGATGGAGAAGGAAAACTTCATCATGTGCCAGGGGATGAACACCAGGCGCATTTCGCCGTAAGAGGTTTTTTTACGCGCCGCCGCGTCGAGGCACAACTCGTAGAAGAACCGTCCGCGTCCCTCCTGTCCATTCGGCGTTGACTCGACATACAGCGCGCTTTCCGGCGTCGAAAGCAACGTCGGATAGAGGGCGCGGAACAACTCCTCGCCGTCGATGTAGCGTGACGCTTCGGTGGCGTGAATGTTCGTGAAGCGATAGCCGAGGTAGGCGTCGATGGAGCGCGCGGTCGCCAGGAAGATGCGCGACTGCGGTTCGACAAACTCCAGGCAATCGGCAGGCATATTGCCGCTGTACTGCGGCGGAATCTTCGGCCGAACCCGGATCGTTTGTCCGTTCACCACGAACGCTTCGGGCGTTTCTTGCCAAAAGCGGTGGCATATTTGCAAGAGGTTCTTGGACGGATTTTTCTCGTTCGCGACGATGAGCGAGTCCGTCAGGTCGTTCCAGGTCGTGTTGTCGTAGATGAGGGCTTCGACGCCGGTCGAGACACCAGTACGGCGCGACTTCGGAATGACGATACGCACCGGGAGACGGTGATCGCGGAACCAGCGGTACGTTTTGTAGAGGTGAACCTGCGCTTCGTTGAAGCGGAGCGGGACGAGTACGTTTTTCTTTGCGTCGAGAATCTTC